CAGTTTACGTATGAAGGACAGTCCCCTGGCTCTTTCTTTGGACAACATCTCTTCCCCAGCTCTGGTAAAAGAGTCGTTATTACAGAAGGGGAACTCGATGCAGCTAGTTGTCAGGAAGCTATGCCGGGGTGGCCGATGGTATCTTTACCTAGCGGTGCCGCTGGTGCAAAAAAAGCAATTCAAAGAAACCTCGAATGGTTACAGGGCTATGATGAGGTTGTCTTGTTCTTCGACAATGACGAGGCAGGCCGTCAGGCGGCGACGGAAGCGGCAAGCGTCTTACCACCAGGCAAATGCTCGATTGCTAACCTACAAGGTGATTACAAGGATGCGTCAGAAGCCTTATCTGCCGGTGACTCTCACTCGGTTTGTAAAGCTATTTGGGACGCGAGACCTTACCGTCCAGATGGTATCGTTGACGGGAAAACCCTCTTAGAACTTGTTACTACACCATCACCACCATCAGATCATGACTACCCATTTCAAGGATTACAATCAAAGCTTCACGGGATCAGGTATGGAGAGCTTGTCACAATCACTGCAGGATCTGGTATCGGCAAATCCAGCTTCTGTCGTGAACTTGCAACTCACCTTCTTGACAAGGGGGAGCGGGTTGGTTATTTGGCGTTGGAAGAATCCAACCGTCGTACAGCCCTAGGCTTAATGTCTGCCCATGTTGGTAAATCTTTACACCTTGGTGAACATGACAGAGAGACACTCACCCAAGCTTATGAAGATACTCTCGCAAGATGGGATCTCTATCTTTTTGATGGCTTTGGCAGCTTTGATCCTGATATTATTTACAACCGTATCGAGTATCTCGCCTCCGGTTTGGATACAAAAGTCATCTTCCTCGACCACTTGTCCATCCTCCTCAGCGGATTAGATGGTGATGAACGTCGGATGATTGACACTACAATGACTCGGTTACGCTCACTTGTTGAACGTACAGGTATTGCATTGTTTTTAGTAAGCCACCTAAAACGTACATCATCTGATCAGAACCATGAAGAAGGGGCTAGAGTTACACTTGGACAATTGCGTGGAAGTGCAGCAATTGCACAATTATCTGACGCATGTATTGGACTTGAACGCGACCAACAGAGCGGATCTAAACACTCTTCTACAACTGTTAGAATCCTCAAGAATCGCTATAGCGGCGAAACTGGCGTCGCCTGTCAACTAAGTTACGATCTACCTACCTGTAAATTCCATGAAACCCAACAAGAAGCAGAGTTCGATGCAACCTCAGACTTTTGAGTCCCCACATCAGCAAGCTATTCTAACTCCACCTAACCCACCTACACCTGAAGCAGTAGAGCGTGCTAAGTTCGTCGATAAGACGTACGTTTGGCATAACAACTGATGTTAATCTTTGACTTAGAAACTGACGGACTGGTACGTGATGTTACCCAAATCCACTGTATGGTTATTTATGATACAGACACTGATCAAACAATGGTATTCAACGATCAATCGTTTGAAAGAGCTAGTGATCAACCAGCAGCGGACCCGATTGTACGTGGTATCCAGCTCCTCGAAGATGCTGATTTCATTTCTGGTCATAACATTATTAATTATGATCTTAGTGTCATCAATAAACTTTATCCATGGTTTAGACGTATTGGCGATTGCTTGGATACTCTTTTGCTTAGCCGTCTTTATCACCCAGACTTGATGGATCTAGATAAAAAGAAAATTTGGGATGGTATGCCACTTAAATTATACGGATCACATTCACTAGAAGCTTATGGGTATCGTCTTGGTGAAAACAAAGGTGACTTTGGTAAAACAAGTGACTGGAAATGTTGGTCAAAAGAAATGCAAGATTATTGCATACAAGATGTAAAAGTTACCACCAAACTATGCGAGCACTTCCGCCCATACCTAGCTGGGTTACGTTAGAACAAGAAGCAGCATTTATTTTACAACGCCAGGAGGAACATGGATGGTATTTTAATGAAAGAGCTGCATGGGAGCTTACACAAACTCTCCAGCAAGAACTTCAAGAAACTCACCAACTATTACGCAACAGGCACCCTTTCGTTGAAGGATCAGTATTTACTCCTAAACGAAATAATCGGACCCAAGGCTATGTCCAAGGTGCTCCATTCACACGCCTAAAAGAATTTAACCCTACATCAAGAGATCATATTGCATGGATTCTTACGACCTTCTATGGATGGAAACCAAGCCAGCGGACAGCAACTGGGAAGCCTATTATCGACGAACCTATTCTGAAAGAGATAGGATCAGAGATTTCTATAATGTTACTGAGATGTTTGACGGTAACCAAAATGCTTGGTCTCCTCTCGCAAGGCACGAACGCTTGGCTCAAGCTTGTTACGAATGAACAAAGGATACATCACCACTGTTCAGTCGCAACGTCAACGTTCAGATGTGCACACCGTAACCCCAATCTCGCACAAGTGCCAAGCGATTCAAGATTTAGAGAACTTTTCCAGCCAAGTCCGGGTCAAGTTATGGTCGGCGCTGATCTTGCTGGGATTGAGCTTCGGATGCTTAGCCACTTTCTTGCTCGTTATGACAACGGCAGATACGCCAACATCTTACTCAACGGAGACATTCACCAAGTTAATGCCGATAAGATAGGGATCTCTCGTAAATTAGTTAAGACTGTTACGTATGCGTTCCTATATGGTGCTGGTGATGAAAAGATTGGACATTCCTATGACAAACAACTCTCCTCACCAGCAGCAAAAAAGAAAGGAAAGGAAATACGTTCTGCCTACATTGAGGCAATTGATGGACTCGATAAATTACTGGAGGCAATTAAGAAAGCTTCGGAACGTGGATTTATCAAAGCTCTCGATGGTAGAAAAATTATCGTGGATTCACCGCATAAAGCGTTGAACTATTGTCTGCAAGGTAACAGTGCTATCTTGGCTAAACGCTGGATGGTAATTAATCAAAACAATTTAAAACTATTAAACCTATGCTGTAGCCAGCTAGCCTTTGTACATGACGAGTTACAGTTTGAGTGTGCACCCGAGCACGCACAAGACCTATGTTCATCCTTGGTATATTCAGCTAAAGAAGCTGGAGAATACTACAACCTCAGAGTCGAAATCGACGCTGAAGCAACCACCGGAAACAACTGGAGTGAAACACATTGAGAAGTAAAACAATGATGGGACTGTCTAAGTTCCAAGCGTTCAAATCAAAAAAGACCAAGCAAGGTGCTGGTCGTCATAGCAAACCTAAAGCAGGTAAAAAAGCTTACCGAGGACAAGGTAGGTGAAGTTACTTGTAGACGCGGATTACGTTGTGTACAAGTGCTGTGCTGCTGCCGAAACAGAAGTTGATTGGGGTGAAGATGTAATTCTAGTCACAAGTAAATTTAGTGAAGCCTATGCTGCTGTTAAGCGTGACCTAACAAAACTTACTAATAATTTTTTATGGGATGTTCCCGAAATAGTTCTGTTTTTTAGCGACAGTGTAAACTTTCGTAAATCTATCCAGCCCGCATATAAAGGACATCGCAACCGTAAGAAACCTTGCGGATATAAGCGAATCATTAACCAACTCAAGACTGAGTATGAGGTTATTGTGATGCCTACACTTGAGGCTGATGATGCCTTGGGTATTTATGCCACCGCTAACCCTGATAACATTCTTTGTTCTCCTGATAAAGACATGCGCCAGATTCCTGGTAAATTGTTTGACATGAAAGAGATGATGAATGTGGAAGAAGCAGAGGGACATCGTTGGCACCTTGTTCAAACATTAGCAGGAGATCAAACAGATGGATACGCCGGTTGTCCCGGTATTGGTGTTAAGCGTGCAATCGCCCTCTTTGAAGAAAAAGGGTATTCTTGGAAGACTGTCATTGAAGCGTTTGCTGAAAAGGATCTTTCAGAGGAAGTCGCGCTTGAAAACGCAAGACTTGCAAAGATTCTTCAATGCTCTGACTATGACTTCATCGATAAACGGCCAATCCTTTGGACCCCCACCAGTGATTACCGAATTGACAATTGAACAGGATTTAAAGATACGTCAAATAAAAGATGCTCTTGAAAATCCTGAAACAAAAAAGGAAGACATCATTACTGTCTTTCTTGCATTACAGCGGCAAACTTTTTGCCTTTCAAATAACGTATCAAATTTAGTTAAAAATTGGCCAACTCCCCTACGTATTACACCAGAGGATCCATCGAAGTTTGGGATTTCATAAGGGATCAACAGCTAAACTACCATTTGGGTAATGCAATTAAATACATTTGCCGTGCTGGTCATAAAGATAGTGCGGTTCAAGACTTAACAAAAGCAATCCACTACCTTGAAAATGAACTATCCCACCTTACTTCAACAAGCACTAGAGTTCAGATCAGCATTCAGCATCCCGAATGGGAGGGCACACCGGAAGAAACAGAAATCTTTGATCGATGAAGAGTGGTCTGAATTTCATGAAGCTTATCACCATGAACCACGTGACCACGTTCTTAAAGAACTAGCTGATCTTGTTTATGTATGCTATCAGTTTGCAGCTAATGAAGGTTGGAACCTTGATGAAGCGTTAGATCGAGTTCATAAATCCAACATGTCCAAACTTGACGAAAATGGGCAACCAGTCCTACGTGCTGACGGTAAAGTACTAAAAGGACCAAACTATAAACCACCACACCTTGGCGACCTTATCTAAAATGTCCAATCTTATTTCTCGCACTGGTCGTGTTCAATCTTGGATTGACGACCCAACCTCACGCCTTCCAGTTAGCTGCACTGTATTTGTAGTTGAAAATGAGATGGAAGGACCTAATGGTATTGAAGCATCCTGGCGATTCGTGAGTCACGCTTTACGTTATGGCGCTGGCTGTGCCGTACACCTGTCTAAACTTGACCCTCAGGGACATGAGAGACCTTCCGGCGTTACTGCTAGTGGTCCAGTTAGTTTTGCTAAAATCTACAGTACTCTAAATGAAATCCTTCGTAGAGGTGGTGTCTATAAAAATGGTGCAGTGGTTTGCCATCTCGATCTCAACCATCCTGACTGTCTCAATTTTATTCGTACTCCTAGGAATGAACTACCGTGGGTCAAACGATGCGTCAACATCACACCCGAATGGTGGGAATCCTGTGACTTCAAAGATCAACTCCTTTACGGAATCAAATCTGGTGACATCTGGCTCAATAAAGTAAAGTATGACAATGAAGGAAAACGAATTAGAGGTAACGTCTGTCTCGAGGTATATCTGCCCTCACGAGGAACATGCCTCCTACAGCATGTCAATCTTGGAGCCTGTGAGTTCGACAACATCCCACAAGCATTTACTCAAGGTATGTCCGAGTTGTGCGAGCTTCATAGTCGAACAGGTGTCGGAGATTCTGGAGAATACCTCCCGTCTGAAACTGATAGACAGGTGGGACTCGGAATGCTTGGTCTTGCAAACCTCCTCAGACGATACGGAGTAACGTATGATCAATTTGGTCGAGCATTGGAACAATTCAACAGTGGAGAATCAGTACGGTCTGCAGCCTATGAACTTGTCACCCAAATTAATTCTGGCATTGAGCAAGCAGCCGAGATTGCTCGCTACCATAAAATGGTTCGAGCCTTTGCTATTGCGCCCACTGCCTCCTGCAGTTATCGAAGCACAGATCTGGATGGTTATACTTGCACACCAGAAATCGCTCCACCTATCTCGCAGACAGTCGATCGTGACAGCGGTACTTTCGGAGTACAAACATACAACTATGGTGATGTAGAGATCGCCAGTAAAGTAGGCTGGGAAGCTTACAAACGTGTTGCTGATGGCATCATGACTCTACTTAATAGAACTGGACTTCTTCATGGATACTCATTTAACTCATGGTCTGATGTAGTCAGCTATGATGAAAAGTTTATTGAAGAGTGGCTTGAATCGCCCCAGACTTCACTTTATTATTCGCTTCAAGTTATGGGCGATGTTCAAGATAAGTCGAATGCGTACGCTGCTCTCGAAGAGAGTGAAGTAGATGACTATCTGAACAGCCTACTTGAGGACACCCCTGAACCTCAATGTGATTGTGCAGAATGAACCCTTATCAAAAACTACTTGCTCGAAAAAGAAAATGGACACCAGTACAGACAACTGCTGGTACATGCAAAGAGGGCGCGGAGGAGGCAATCTACCGCGCACTTGCCTTGAGACACATGGAACTACCTGTGGGAGATTTTATCAGTGATGCCCTTGAAAAGAATGTTCCACTTACAGCGCGGGATCTACTTAAATCAAACGTCACAGACGAAGAGAACCATGATGTCGCTTTGGGTTACATTGCCAATGCTTACGGAGTGGACAAACAAGCTGAAAAGGAGGCAATGGCGCTACAAAAGGCGTGGATTGCGCATCCTGATCACACTATTACCAAAGCAATGGTTGCCGAACGTGCAATTTTCTTCGTTCTTCTACCATTCTTCCGCTTTAACGGTGACGCTGGAATGCGTACAGTCAGTGCCGACATCAGTCGGGACGAACAGATCCACGTGGCGACGAACTCTTTGGTATGCAAAGAATTGGGGCTTGAGATCTCACCGTCGTTGGATAAACTAAGGAAAGCAACTATTAACTGGGTAATGCAACCACTAGGTGTAAATACTCAGGACAGATATTTGGACAAAAAATTTTGGTTAGATTCTAGTGATCGACTAATGTACGAAGGTAAGGCTCCTGAATTGTCTGCAACTAAATCTGCACGTATGCCTGCTTTCTTTGAGCACAGCAATGTAAACCTCCCACAATATGCCTGATCTAAATCTTCTCGATATACGTGGCATGACAGCTAATGCTATGCTTGCCAAGCTTGAAGAAACCTTTCCACCAACAACCCCTACACCTGATGATACAATGGAAAAAATTATGTACCGATCTGGTCAACGTAGTGTCGTTGAGTGGGTCATCCAATATATGGAGGAGAATTAATGGCACGACCAAGATTTTTTCAAACTGACCAATACACAAAAGATAACCCACCACCTGGTAAAATTTTTTCTGGATATAAACAGGAGGATTTTGTTCAACGTGGGTTGAGTCCTAAATCTGCTAATTTCGGTCGTACTCAAACTAGACAAGTTCCGGTATTTATTGACGACCCAGGTCTTAAAATTAGACAGGATCTAACCCAACAACAACAACAGTTTCAAGCGCAGCAAGCTGCAATTACTCAAGCTACTCAATCTGACATTGCTAAACAACTTCAAATTGTACAACAAGAGAAGAGTGCTGTTGCTAAAATGCAAGAAGAGTATGCTGCTTCTTTAAAGGCTGAAGCTGACGCAAAGCGTAAAGCACAAGAAGAAGCACGGATTGCACTGACAACTGCACAAGCTAATCAAGCACGTGCAGGACGACAAGCTAACCTGCAAATCCAACCAGCTGGGCAGACACCGAGGACTGCTGGTACACAAAGGTTCAAAATGCGTGGAATTATGCCTACACCAAAGAAAGCCTTAGCTTCTGGGCTAAACATCGGACAATCCAACTCGCTTAATTTAGGATGACTGCTAAATCTCGTTATGACAGATTGTCTTCAGACCGTTCACAGTTTTTAAACAGTGCTAGACAAGCAGCAGATCTAACTCTACCTTATCTTATTCGTGAAGATGAGCACTTTACTAAAGGTGCTCTTAAACTTCCTACACCTTGGCAGTCAACAGGAGCTAAAGGTGTGGTGACGCTTGCAAGTAAATTAATGCTTGCTTTGCTACCACCACAAACCAGCTTCTTTAAACTGCAGGTTAACGATATTAATCTTCCACAAGAACTAGGTCCAGAGATTAGATCAGAACTTGACTTGTCGTTTGCTAAAATTGAACGCACCATCATGGAATCCATTGCGGCTTCTACTGATCGTGTTGTCGTTCACCAAGCACTTAAGCATCTTGTAGTAGCTGGTAATGCTCTTATCTTTATGGGTAAGGATGGGCTTAAGCTTTATCCTCTTAACCGTTATGTAGTAGATAGAGATGGTAACGGTAATGTTATTGAGATAGTAACAAAGGAGACAATCTCGAAAAAATTACTAAAAAAATTTTATCCAGATTACAAAGAAGAAGAACCCAACAGGGTAATGGATGATTACTCTGGCCGAGATGATGAATGTGATATTTATACACATGTCACCTTGGATAACAACAGATGGATCTGGCACCAAGAGGTGTACGATAAAGTCCTACCCAAGTCCATGGGTAAAGCACCTATTGACAGCAACCCCTGGCTTGTACTACGCTTCAACCACGTAGATGGTGAAGTCTACGGACGTGGTAGAGTGGAGGAGTTCATTGGTGATCTCAAGTCACTTGAAGCACTGTCACAAGCCATCGTTGAAGGCAGCGCAGCAGCTGCTAAGGTAGTGTTTACTGTCAGCCCAAGCTCCACCACCAAGCCCGCAACACTTGCTAAAGCAGGTAACGGTGCTATCATCCAGGGAAGACCTGATGATATTGGTGTAGTGCAGGTTGGGAAGACAGCTGACTTCCAAACTGCTTACCAGATGATCGGGTCACTTACTCAACGTCTTAGTGAAGCATTCCTTATCATGAACGTTCGTGATTCTGAACGCACCACTGCAGAGGAAGTCAGGATGACACAGATGGAACTAGAACAACAACTTGGAGGCTTGTTTTCTTTGTTGACTGTTGAGTTCCTTGTTCCTTATCTAAATCGTAAACTAAGTGTTGCACAAAAGACAGGTGAAATCCCCCGACTACCTAAAGGTGATATTGTAAAGCCAACTATTGTTGCTGGTATCAATGCACTGGGTCGTGGGCAAGATCGTGAAAGCCTAGCACAGTTCCTTACTGTAATTGCTCAGACTGTTGGACCAGAAGCTATTGGTCAGTTTGTTAATACTGATGAAGTAATTAAACGTCTGGCAGCATCTTCTGGTATTGATGTACTCAACCTTGTGAAGAGTATGGATGAACAGCAAGCTGAACAACAGCAAGCAATGGCACAACAACAAGAAATGATGATGCAACAACAAGCTCCACAAATGGCAGCTGTTGATCAAAAACGTGAACAAGCTGCAATGCAAATGATGCAGCAAGAATCCTCTCAAATTCCTGAACCACCAATAGCATGAGCGAAACACTTACAATGAATGAAACACCTGCTGATCAGCCAGAATTTAATGCTGATGAGCAAGACTCCCTGGCAGTTGCTGAGTCTCTTGAGGGTGGAGAGCAACCGCTACTCGCTGGTAAATTTAAAGACCAGCAATCACTTGAAAAAGCTTACCTTGAACTACAACAAAAACTAGGAGAACCTCGTGATGAAGTACAAACCACCGAAGACGAAGGCGAGCCAGCAGAGCAAGAACCAGAAGAAGAAGTAACTGAAGAACCTGATGGTGATCAGCTAACTGAAGAGCAAGCTAACCAACTGTTTGAAATGGTTGGTGGTGAGAAAGCTTACAAGTCTATGATTAACTGGGCTGGTCAAAACCTTTCTCAAGAAGAGATCCAGATGTATGATAATGTCATGGGATCTGGTAATGCTTCTTCTATTTACTTTGCGGTACAAGCTTTGGCTTCTAAATACAGTGATGCTACTGGATCCGACGGTCAACTTCTGACTGGTAAAGGTACAGCTAATCAAGCACAAGGCTATCGTAGTCAACAAGAACTTGTTGCTGCTATGGCTGATCCACGTTACGATCGTGATCCTGCATACCGCCAAGAGGTTATGCAAAAACTTGAAAATTCTGACGTACAATTCTAATGACCGTTACTACTAACGATCGCGGACAACAAAACCTCTTTGCTAAAGAACCCACCATGTACACTGACGACAATTACACTGTGACTCATAACGAAAAAGCTGAGATGCTTAACGGTCGCCTGGCTATGCTAGGTGTGATTGCTGCGCTTGGAGCGTATGCACTAACTGGTCAAATTATTCCTGGAGTTTGGTAATGGCTTGCGGTAAGAAGAAAGGTGGCGGTAAGAAAAAGTAATGTCTAAAGGTCTCTATGCTAACATTTACGC